GCGGGGGCGCCTGATTCTGCAGGCGATCCACCAGTGGCTGCCACGGGCCGCTGATGACGCCGAGACGGAATTCCTCGATGCGCTTTTCTATCCGATCCACCAGCCACGATTCCGCTCCGCTGCGACTGGTGGCCACCATGATCTGTTTTGCCTCGGTCCACGGCGGCGTAGCCCCGGGCGCGAAACGTGAAACGTCACGCTGCCGCAGATACAGCGCCCCGGCTTGCAGTCCGCCCGCGGCGAACCAGCCCCACAGGCGCGTCGATTCTTCCTCGGTCATTCTGGGCGCATCTGTCCACAAAACGTACCATCGTCGGTCATCTGACGGTATCGCTATTGCATCGCGGTAGTTCGAAAACGCCAGCACCAGCGCTTGATTCCGCACCTGTATCGGATGCGCAAATTTCCGTTGCACCGATAGCAGTTCCGGCGGCGCTGCGAGAATCGGTTTTAGTCGGTTTTCAAGAGCCCTACGGTCCACCGCTTCAGACTGCCGCAGTTCATTAAAAATAATCAACTCGTTCTCGAGATAGTACCCCCATTGATCCTGTAATTCTGCGGTTTCGACCGAGGCGCAATTGGTTTTGTTTTCGCCGCCGATGGCGTAAAGCAGGGGCGCGATCATGCTGTCTTTCCCCGCGCCAGGTACGCCGCCGATCAAAATTGCGTGGTTAATTTTGATCCCCGGGCGCTGCACTTTGAACGCGAAGGCGTCCAGCATGTGGTTTCGCTCGGCTTCGTCGGGGATCAGTCGGGCTACGTGGTCAAGCCACGGCTGCGGGTCGATGCTGCTGGTGATCTGCGGCCTGCCGTCGCGCCATTTATTGCCGAACGCCTGCCCCTGATGCTCGCACAACGTTGACGCCCCAGGCGCGTAGGTCGCGCCGGCCAGGACGCGGGCGCCCATCGCGGCGCGGTTTTCGTCGAAGCTCACGCTGGCTTCGATCTTGCGTGCCGCGCCGCTGGTGTTGGTGTGTATCGAATGACAGCGCACCCGCCGGTATAGCGCATTGAACGCGGAGCGGCTCACTTCGGTGCGCTCAATGAGGTCAAAAAATCCATCGTCGGGGACCATATAGGCCCAGCGTGCGTACCATTCTGCGGGCTCCAGTGTGCTGACGTCCCGCGCTGCGACTGCCTGCTCTGCCGGCGTTTCCGGCGCAGGCTCGGGCGCTGGCGCTGGCCGCCAGAGTGTCGTGCGCGGCGCGATCCAGGCCCGAGCGTCGGACCACCGGGTCCAGCCGCTGTCGGCGCAGTCCCAGCCGTCAGGCTGCCCGGCAGGGTCGATGACCTTGACCTCGGCCGCGATCGGCTGCAGGATCGCCGCCAGGCGCTGCATAGCCTCGATGCCGGCCTGATCCGCGTCAGGCCAGAGCAGGATTTTCCGGCCCCGCAAGGTCTGCCAGTTCGCACGGCCCAGCGCCTGCGCGCCACCGGGCCAGGTGCATGAGACGTACGGGCTGCCCGTCAGCCCTGCCGCCGCGTCGGTGGCTTTCTCGCCCTCGCAGACCAGCACCGGATCCTCGGGGCGGGCCTCCAGTTCCTGCAGGCGGTAGAGTGGGCGCGGCACCGGCCACTGGCCCATGCCCCAGCCGTCACTGGCGAAGGTCCACGGGACGATCTGCTTGCGCTCGCCAGGCGGGTCGTAGCGCGCCACGTGGCCCAGGACGTTGCCGTCGCCGTCGAAGTACGTCCATATCTGCGACGGGTCGCCGTATATGGGATGCCTGCAGTCGTGATCTGCGGCTTCGCTGGGGACCGGCGTAATAACCTGCCGCTGCGGTTTCGGAGGCCGCGCCGGCCTCGCTGGCGCTGCTGGCGTGCCGTCCAGTTGGCGGTACGCCTCGCCCAGATCGATTTCGTGGATAGCGGCGTACAGGTCGATCAGATCGCCTCCCTTGTCGCCAGCGGCGAAGTCGGCCCAGCGTCCGCTGAGTAGGTTAACGCTGCAGGAATCGCCCTCACCGCCGGCCAGGTCGCCGCAGACCCACTCATGGCCCCGGCGCTTGCCGCCGGGGAGCCACTGGGGGACCAGCGTGTCGGCAGAGATGAGCAGGCGCTGCGCGAGTGCTGAGAAGTCGAGTTTCGTTGTCATTTCCCCTCCAAAACCGCCGGGTCAATCACCTCAGCACCCGGAATCCTGCCGGCCTGCGCCTCCCGCGTCCGAGCCCTGATGCGCTCCTCAGCGCGCAACCGCTCGCTGTGCGTCACTGCGGCCAAGATGTCGATCATGGAGACCTCGAGACACCGCAGCGCCGCCAGCTCCCCGGCGCGCACCGCTCGCGTCCCCGTCGCCTGCTGCCGGCGGATGATCTCTGCGCACGCTGCCTGCGCGTCTGCGATCACGCCGTCAGGATCGGACGCCAGGCCCATGCGCGTGAGTTCCTCGGCGAGGTTCACGGAGTCGAAGATCGTTCCCCAGTGTGTGCGCTGGGCCTTGCCTCGGGCCACTGCGTCGAGAGCGTCGTACATCTGCAGCGCCCAGACGGTGCGGTCGTCGCGGGTGAGCAGGGCGGCACCTGTGATGGCGACGAGGTGGGCCGTGGGGTTGACGCCTCGAGGGCGGTAGGAGGAGCGTTTTCTCACGTCGCCTCCGATTTATTGAATTCCTGCTCTGCCAGCGAACACAGAAAGTCGCACTCAGGTGCGATGGCCTCTGTGACTGCATGATTTGCGGGTATTTCGTCAATGAAAATGCGCTCATCATTAATGCGCGTCAATTTCGCACCAAGTGCGCGAGACATTTCCGACATTCTGCGAAATTGAATCGGAAACTCTTTTCTGACCAAACCCCAATAAGCGGGGCTTGTGGCCTTAACGCACGGAATGCAGTTGGCATTTGGGAAGCCCATTGCATACACCCTCGGCGGCTGTATACCTGCGCTCAGAATCATAGACAGGCATCCGGCCTTAGTGATACCCCTGTCAATCAGCGGAGTAGAAATCTTCATATCGGGCCAGTTTTCCCGAAGAACCTCCGCGCGCTTTACATCGCCTGCATCTGCGGTGTAGCCAAAAATATGAATGTCGTCTGGCATTTGGAAGGCAAGTCTCGGCGCAACCTTCAGCTCACTGGTGCATGGCGCTCCGCTGATCCCGCTCAAGAACTTTCTCTTTTCCCAGACGTCCCAAGTGTCTTGCCACTTTTCGTTTTTGAGTTTCGTGACGATCATACCGAACCAGCGCTCGCAATCCAGCATAAAACGAGCATTGTCGAAATCCTCGCTGCCGGTATCGCAATATGCAATAACGTCCGGCTCCGACAGTTTAGTTGCCACCGCAGATGCGGCGCCACAAGAAAACCACGAAACTGTGCGAGTCATGCCCCCTCCAACAGCCTGACAGCATCGTCCACACTGCGGCAAACCCCCGCCACGCCCCCGGCCTGCCGGATCGTGGCGAGAAACTCCTCCTGCCCGGGGCGCATGCGCCCAGTGCGCGACTTGACCTCGATTGCCAGCGTGCGGCCGTCCTTCAGCACGCCCATGATGTCGCTCATGCCGCGCGCGGTGTTCGCACGGATATACCGCGTCGAGCCGTCGCGGTTGCGCTCCGCGAAGGTGCCGGAATTCTGCCGCCAGTGGCTGGCGACCTTCGGGTGATGCCGCAGCAGCGCCAAGATCGCCCGCAGGATCTGCGCCTCTGACGGCTCGCCGCTGGGCTTCGCTGGGGCGCGTTTCGGGGGCTCTGGCGGTATCGGCAGTTCACGCCTCGGCTTGCCCCAGATGGCGGCGAGAGTGTCCTCGCTGCGCTGGTGGTCTTGCATGACCTCGCGCAGGGTTTTGCGGCCTCTCATCGCTTCGCCCCTTGCGCGCACCGCGCCGCATACGCCCAGACTGACGGCGCCTGCTCATACGCCTGCCGAGCGGTCACACCTACCTCCGCTTCGCGCGTCGCCCGATACCAGACGTTGTTTTTGTTGATCGCATCCGCGACCACTAGGCCGGCTTGCTTCAGATGCAGCAGGTATCTGTTGGCGGCGTTCTTCTGCACGCCCAAGTGGGCGGCCAGGGTTGCCGTCGTCACCGGCTGGTGGTTCATGACGATGTGTAGTGCGTCGCGTTGTCGGGGGGTCACGCTGTCCTCCTGTCGGGGCCGCAAGTGTCAGCCCGCCACGCCGCCGCAGTCAACCGGCGCAGAATGACCCGGCAATTCTGTCAACAATAGGCGCAGAGCGGCACAACGTGGCATGATGCGTCGGCGCCGATGCGAGCGCGACACAGGAGTTGACGAATGTACACGACAACCTACGGGCCTGGCGATGAAGCCACGTGGCCCGCATACCCTCCCGGCTACAACGGAGATCACCCGCACGAAGCGGAAGCCCGCGACCACCTGCTGGCCTGCCCAGCAGACTGGCAACTATGGCTCTCGGTGGTCTCGCAAGCCCGCGAGGGCGCCGCGTTTGACGTCGTGAATGTCCGCGAGGAGGACATGGCCTCGGCTCACGCCGACGTTTTGCTGGCATGCCTGTTCGCCGGCACACGGGCGCAGGCCGATGCGGCTCGGTTTGAGCTGCAGAACCGATTCCTGCGAGATAACGAGCACCGGGTGCAGCAGATCGCAGACGCGATGTTCGCCTGCAGCGAGCCTGAGTTCTGTGACGATTTCTGAGGAGCGGACATGTTCACCAACATGAGTTTTCACGGCATCGTCGGCGTAGTTGCCACGAAGCGCACCAGTGCCAACGGCCACACCTGGCGGCACATCATCCTGACCGATTCCGAGGGGAACGAGGTCAAGATTTCGCTGTTCCCTGCGGCAGAGGGCAAGCCCGAGCAGATTTCGATTGTTGACGAGGAGCGGACGGAATGATCCTCGAAACCGCAACCCAGCGCGATGCGGACTGGTACGCCGCCCGCATCGGCAAGGCCACGGCGTCCCGGTTCAAGGACGCCATTGCTGCGCTGAAATCCGGCGCCCCGGCGCAGGCCCAGCGCGACTACCTGACGGAGCTTGTCCTGGAGCGCCTGACGCAGCAGCCGATCCAGCGCTTCCAGAACGCCGCCATGACCTGGGGCACAGAGCAGGAGCCCGCGGCGCGTGCGGCCTACGAGCGCGTCACCGGCACCAGCGTTGAGGAGACGGGCTTCATCGCCCACGACACCCTGCTGGCGGGCTGTTCGCCTGACGGCTTGGTGGACTGGGACGGTCTCATCGAGATCAAGTGCCCGTACAACAGCGCCGTCCACATCGAAACGCTGCTTAACGGCATGCCGTCAGAGCACGCCGCGCAGGTGCAGGGGCAACTCTGGATCACTGGCCGCGAGTGGTGCGATTTCGTCTCCTTCGATCCCCTGATGCCCGTTGAACTGCAGTTGCACGTTCAGCGCATCCAACGTGACCCTGGCTTCATTGCTGACCTGGAAGCCCGGATCACGATTTTCCTGCAGCAGGTCAGCACCCAAGTCGAGGCGCTGCGGCGTCTCGCGGAGCAAAGAAAATGAGCACTGAGAAGCCAAAGCGGCCCTACGTCCGCACCGTCAAGGTCTACGTGGTCAGCCACCCCGACCACATGGACCGCCTGATCCGCGCTATCAGCGCAGCCGAGGCGATCCGCTACGCATCGTCGGGCTACGAGGCCAAGCTCGCCACGCAGGACGACATCATCGCCCTGATGGGCGGCGGCACGCCCGTCGAGACGACCGTGGCTGCGTCCCGCGTTCCCGGCGTGGACGACGACGGCATGCCTGCCGGCCTGACTGACTGAATCCACGGGGCGGAAAGCCGCCCCATTTTGGAGAGCGCCGATGTCAAACGCATACGCGCCGGTGTTCATGGCTGAAGCCTATGATTTGCTGGTTAAAAGCCTGAAGGATCAACTTGTTGAGGAGAGAAACGAAGAGTGCAAAAAATCAGATATAGAAATGTCCAAACGAGTTGAGATAGAGGAGTTAATTTTTGAATTTGTTTTAAGGCACTGCGGCCGCGCCAAGCTAATTGAGCTTGGCGAGCAAATTGATGAAATGCTTGAAAAGGAATACGGCCGCAGCCAAGGTTATGAAGAGCATGTTGAAACCGTTCAACTACCACAGGAGTAACACCAATGACCGCACTCGTACCCGTAGACCAGATCGAACGCATGGCCGTCAGCGTGGCCCGCTCGGGCCTGTTTGGCGTCAAGACGCCCGACCAGGCGATGGCCCTGATGCTGATCGCCCAGGCCGAGGGCCTGCACCCGGCTATCGCCGCGCGTGACTACCACGTTATTAATGGCCGCCCCGCCCTGCGCGCCGACGCCATGCTGGCCCGTTTCCAGGCCGCAGGCGGCAAGGTGGAATGGGGCGAGTACACCGACACCAAGGTCGTCGGCAAGTTCTCGCACCCGTCTGGCGGCAGCGTGGAAATCGCGTGGACGACCAAGATGGCGCAGGACGCCGGCCTGACGCGCAACCCGACATGGAAGTCCTACCCCCGCCAGATGCTGCGCTCGCGCTGCATCTCTGAGGGAATCCGCACCGTGTTTCCGGGCGTCGTGGTCGGCACCTACACGCCAGAGGAGGTCGGCGACATGGAGCCCCGCGAACCCGTCCGCATGCGCAACATGGGCACTGTGGACGAGGTCGCACCGCCCGCACCGCCCGCACCGCCTGAGCCTCCAGAGGGCCTGATTGACGTTGACGAATTGCTGGAGTCAATTGAGCTTGCCAGCACGCTGGAGGGCCTCGAGATGCTCCGCGCCGACATCCGCCGCATGCCGAAAGGCGACGACCGCAACCGCGTGATCGCCGCAGCCACGCGCCGCGTTGACCAGATCCGCGCCGAGCAGGAGCCCCCTGCCGGCGACCCGCAAATCGTCCAGGCCGAGGAGGGCACCGTATGAGCACCCCAGTGATGACCCAGGCCGAGGCGGCGCTGCACTACCGTCTGCAGGCCGTGCAGGACATGTACGCCGTCGCGGACGACCGAGCCCGCACCGCCCGCGAGCACATCGACCGCCTGCTGGTGGCGATCTATGAGCTTTCGTTCCCGCTGCTGAGCCACCCGGAGCACGGCAAGGCCGCCGGCAAGGCGCACGACATCGCCGCTGACATCGAAGACTGGTGGTTTGCCGAGGAGAACACCAATGACGACGAATGACACCCTGCTGACTGAGCAGGAACTTGCCGAGCGATGGCGGGTGGCCAAGCGCACCGTGCGCCACTGGCGCGCCAATCAGCGCGGGCCGGCGTTCATCCGGCTCGGTCGCACCCAGCAGGGGCGTGTGATGTACCGGCTTGCCGATGTGCTGGCCTATGAGGCTCGGGAGAGGAAGGAGGAGGCGGAATGACCACCTTGCGCGAAGCCGCCCAGCAGGCGCTGGAGGCGCTTGAGATCGGCTACGACTCTGCGCAGGTCGAGGCGGCGCAATACCACGCTGCTATGGCCGGATACCGGCCCGAAAGGCACGCCGCGATGGATGCCGATGTGGCGAAGATCGCCGCAGCCATCACCGCCCTCCGCGCCGCGCTGCCCTGCACATACAAATGCGAGGCATGGCCGGAATGCGCGTGCGCCGCGCTGGCGCAGCAGGGGCAGGAGCCGGTGGCGTGGACAGACCGAGAGCTTGAACTGATCGACGGAATGATCGAGGTCCAACTGCATCACGCCGCGCAGTGCGACGGCATTGCAAACCGCACGATGGCTGAGAAACAGAAAAGCTGGGACATGGAGCGAGTGGCCCTGCTGCAAAAGATCAAGAGCAACCCACCCCGCCGCGAGTGGCGGTCGCTGAGCGAGGAGGAGATCCAGTCAATCCATGACACATATCACAAACGCATGGGTCGGCAAGAATTTGCCCGCGCCATCGAGCAGGCGCTGAAGGAGAAGAACCATAAGTAACCAACCCGAAGCCCTTTGCGAAAGCAAAAACATGCCTACGGCATTGCGGCTGGCTGATTCTCTTGCGGCTGGCTTTAGCGACTGCGGACCCGAAGCCGCAGCCGAACTGCGCCGGCTGCACGCGGTGAATCAGGAACTGCTGGCCGCACTGAACAACATTGAAGTTTCAACCCACGACGCAATGACCGCAGCACTGGCCCGTGCCGCCATCGCCAAAGCAGAAGGAGAGCAGAGATGACCACATGGAGAAAAGGCCCGCCGCCCAGCATCGGCTGGTGGCCGGCGAGCATATCCCGCGACCGCGATGCCATACGTTGGTGGGACGGAAAGTTCTGGAGCGTTCCTTGCTACAAAGGAGAAAAGCCTTGGAGCATTAAATTGTCAGCCGGCATCAAAGATTCTCAACCTCCATGTGCCATCGAATGGACCGAGCGGCCCGCATCGTGGCCGGAAAGGAGCAGGACATGACCAACGCCGAACTTGACACCATGTGGTTTCAAGCGCAGCACGACGCCATCAAGGCGGGTGAGGACTTCACGCGGTATCGATTCGCCGCCCTCGTCGCCGCAGCAGAGCGCGCCGCCTGCGCCGACATCTGCGACCAGCACGCCAGCATCGAAGGGATTGCGCAACAGTGTGCTGCGGAGATCAGAGCGAGGAACAAATGAGACGCCGCATCCGCAAGAT